CCAGTTCCTTTAAATGTAACTGTTGGTGTGCTAGTGTATCCGCTTCCACCATTGGTGATAGTTAAGGGAGTTCCTGTAACTCCCAAACTTCCGCTGTTGTATGGACTTTCAATAAACTCTACAATACTACCCACTTTAATTTCTTTAACGTCAGTACTTGCACTTTTACTTACACGTTCAACAATACTGTTACGAGTTATATATCCAGTGGTGCCTCCAAAACTGCTCACTTGGTTCCACTGAAAACTTGCAGTATTACTGCTAAATGCTACACTAACTGGACTATACTTTTGATAGAATAAGTTGATAGTTTCTGGGTTGCTAATTAAATTACTGATATACTGATCAAATATTTGTTCTTCAGTTAGGTTAGTTGGTAAACTCAATGTAGTTCTGTTTAGTGTATTTTCACTATAAACATATCCGTCATCAGCAACTATACTAACATTTTGGTATTGTGCTGTGGGGTCGTTTATATCAATAAATCTACTGTGTCCACTGTGTGTGCGGTTTACACTTTTAATCTTACGGACATTATTTCCAACTGTTAGCGGAAATACACTGTAATCTTGTGCTGTAACCATACGATCTTGTGCTGCAAATACACGCCCACTATTGGTTTTAATACTAGTAACACTTTCACGGCTACTGGAATTATTTGTTGCTTGTTGCATCTCAGCAGTGAAACTAGCAGTATATTCATTATTGTCATTTGCTGTATAGGTAAAACTAAATGCAACAGTACCAACATCATCAGTGTTTAAAGTATAACTGTTGTTTAAACTTGTGCGATACCAAATTCTTAAAATTCCACGTGGTACGTCAGCAAAAACGCCATCGCCAAAATTGACACTGATCGTATCGTTGTCTTGTGTTTTTACACTGTACAATGTTCGTACTTTATTTTGGATAGCACTAAAGATTGCACTAACACCAAACGTTGCATCTGTTTTGGTCCAGTTGGCTAATACTTGTCCGTCAGCATCTACGTTTTGTACCCATACATCTTGATTATTAATATTTGTTTCGTTAACTGCTACACTCAAATTGCTGATAGCACTATCAGCAGTGTAATCAGTATACTGCAATGTACCCTGTTTAAAGCCAACAAAGAATCCTGTATTAGCACTGGTAATACCTTGGTTGTCATTCTTATACACAATGTTAAACGAAGAGTCTGGTGTTGGGGCTGGTTCACCAAGTGTGTTATCTTCATCAATATATTGATTAATTACTTCGAACGGTTCGCTTTTGCCATTTACTTTGGCTTGGAATGGAAACACAATACCTTGATTATCTGCAATGTTTGTATTATACACATCAGTCTTTACTCCACTGATTGTTTTACTTGCACTGGGCTTACCAAATTGGTTTGTTTTTGCAAAGATTTCGTTCATTACCAAAATAAAATTTTGATAACTATTGGTGTCTAGATCGTTAATAAAGTCGATCTCTTTGCCTTTTAAACTAGCACCACTTACATCATATACGTTTTGTGTTGTCTTTACGGAAGTAATTTTTAGTGTACCACGTGATGCTAATGCTCTTGCAGGATTGTATCCCAAAAAGTCTGCAATACGTAAAACGCTGGCACGGCGTTCTGCTGTACTTAAAAAGTTTTCTCTACTTGCTAAATCTACACGGAACGCTAAATTGTGTCCCATAAATGCAATCATTTCAAGTAGTGCTACAAATTCACTTGAACTAATCCAGTCATTGTAATTTTCTGGATAATTGTCTCTAATATAATCAACCATCGCACTACGAATCGTATCGTAATCATATGCCTGGAAGTTTGCCTGTGCAAAGCTATCGTAGACTACTGTAAAGTCTTCCGCAGCAAACAGGTTTCGTTGTCTAATACTCTGTGCCATTATAAGTTCTCTTCTTCCGTTTCAGCTGTAAACTCTAAATATAGTTCATCCACTGTTGCTGTATCTCTGTAGGTTAAGTTAACCACACATGTGATACTGTGTGTGCCAATCTGAACATCTAAATTGTTCAATATCCATCGCGGATCATTGTCAATGATGTCTCTTACATCATCTTCCACCAAGTCAATAACAAGATCGTCTAGTGGTTCAAACACTAAATCTGGTAGTATACTACCAAATTCAGGCTGACCAAGTCTCTCGCCTTTTCTTGTGTAAAAATGATTCAGTAAATCACGCTTTGCAAGTGCAATGTCTTCCAATACAACATTACCAAAACGTACATCTACTGTGCTATAACCTTTAAATATCGCCATACTACTATTTATAACTTTAATAAACTGGTACTTTAATAGTTAGTAAATCATCAGGCCAATTTAAAAATTCCTGCCAAGCTGGGTCAGGAATCGTTAGTTTGTAACATTTACTCTGCTGATATATCTGATGCCAAGTTGGTCGTATTGGTGGCCGCATAGGAGTTATATCTTGCCGGCTTCCCTTTTTACCATTACAGTGATTACATGCCGCTACCATGTTTTGCCATGTACTTTTACCGCCGTGTAAACGTGGAATAACATGATCAAATGTTAATTCATGATGATAAAACTTAACTCCACAGTACTGACACCGGTAGTCGTCCCTGATAAACAAGTTACGTCTACTGAGTTTTGCATGTGATTTACGCTTGTGATAGTGTGTTGCTACAATAATACTGGGTACATCAAACTCTACACTGGGAGATCTAACTTTCCAGTTGTCGTATGTTTTAAAGATATAGATACTGTCTTTATAGTAGGCACTTATGCTTTCTTTCCAACTGAGTGTGCTAAGTGGGCTTAACTCCATGGGTTGGTAATCAGCGTTGAGCAAAAGAGTGCTTGCCATACTGTGAGTCCTTTGTTATAGATATTTATAGGATTATAATTGGCCAAATTTGGCTATAAGTTCTCGTTGACGTAAGTCAGACATACCAGGAATAAATGCTGTAGTTTGTCTATAGTATCCTGATTCACACTGTCGTTTGCTGAGTTCAGTTGTAATACCACCACTAGTATATTGCTTGAGTGCATATGCAATACCTTCACTACGCAAATATTGTCGTGTTCTACTAGTAGTATAATCAGCTAATTGTAAAACTCTGGCTTCAGCTTTGCGTTGTGTAGGATTAACTTTACCATCTGCTATCATGTCTGTTGCCAACAACCAACGTCCAGCTTTGATTGCAGTAAACACATCATAAGTACCAACGTCACTAGTAACTTTTTTCCAAGTGCCAGTATTACAATATAACCCAAATAGTGCGTCATAATGTGATTGCGACATACTAATAAGTGGTAGTGTTGTTTTAAATCTAATTTCTTTATCTTTAATATACTCGATCCAAGAACTATATGCTTCTGCTTCAGTTATCCCAATGCCAGTTGCATCGCCATATCCGTAACCAATTTTAAAGTTTTTGCCGTCTGCAGAGTATCTAAACATACGATACTCACTACTAGCCAACATTAATTGTAACATTTCAGCACTAACAGTAAGTTGCGACAATGCAATCAGAAAATTTACTCGCCAATCGTCTTTGATTGTGTATGTATCCCATGCAGTTCTGCGGTTTTCTGTTACAAAATTAAGCATAGCCGTTGGCCAAATGTTTGTCTAGTGTACTTTTAGCATACGGTGCAATACCAGCATACGTAAATCCACTTCCCCATGCACTGCGTCTGCCTGTGCGTATATCAAAATGTAAACTTTTGTCGTTGTACACTCCAATTCCTGTTATACCAACGCTACTAGCAATTGCAACTAACTGTAAACGCTGATCGTTTGTAAACTTAGCACCACTGATATCAACAGCGTTGCCTTGCATATGCTGTGATTTTTTAGCACCTCCCACACTTGCATTATAGTTTGGACTACGATAACCACTGGTAATAGTTAAAGGCTGTCCAAACTTTTTAGCAACTTCTTTAACTAGCTCAAGTAATTTTGGATTTACAGCACGGTCAACTCCAGCTCTCCATTCTATTAATCCGCTAGCATCAGTTTCAGCTTCAGGAAAATCTCCCAAATCATAAGCACCAGTATTTTCACCAGCAGTTGGGTTTGCTGGAGTCTGATAATAATACGTATCACTTGCAAATTGATCAGTAGTACCAGCAGGGCTACTAGGGTCTACCACTTGTACATCTAAATGTCCATTCCAAGGCTCAGCTTCTGGCACTCTAGTACTAACACTTTCTTTTACAACTTTGTTACCAGTGTGTTGTGTTGTGGCTGGAGTGGATGCCGCCATGGCAGGTGGACCATTCATA